CTCCGGCCGAAGGCGGTCTCGGTCTTGGCTGGTTCAAGTTCCAACCTCGGGTACGGTACAAAAGGTACGAGTCCTAAAGGACTCTCGTACCTTTCGTACCCGGTTCGTACGGTACGAACGGGTACATTTCGTACCTTTCGTACCTTTCGTACCTGATTCTGTCTCATTTTTGCCACAGTTACTTGCCCTCCCTCGACAGTTTGTATCCCCCGACGGTGCCCGTCATAAAGGGCGAAAAGGCCAGCGCCTCGGCGGCCGCGTGGGCGGTCGTCTTGCTCATCGCCGCCTCCCTGCCGATCTGCCGCAGGTCCGGCAGCGACCAGATCATCTCCGAGTCGCTGCCCTTCTGGCGCTCCCTCAGGGCCGTGAGCAGCTGGCGCTGTGCCTTGCCCTGCGGCATCGGCTCGCGCTCCTTGCGCCCCGCCGCGGCGGTCTCGCGCATCACCAGCGACTTGACCCGCTCGCCGTACTTGTCGGCGCGCCCCAGGTCCACCTCGGTGGCCTCGTAGGCGATGGGTGCCATGCTGGCGGTATCCTTGAACCGCTCGCGGGTGACGTTCACGACCATCGCCTGGACATCGGGCCGCTCGACGATGTACTCGGCGTCCGGGTTGGCCATGAGCGCCGACGCGCCTCGCGGGCGCTTGCTGTCGCCGTGGCCTGAGTGCGCCACGAGCAGCACCGTGGCGCCGTACCGCTCCCGCAGCCCGACGGTGAGCTTCGAGAGGTACTCGGCCACCTCCTGGTTCGAGTTCTCGTCAAGCCCGGCGGAGAACTTGCTGAAGGTGTCCACGATGATCAGCGCCGGTCGGATGCCGGCCTCGTCGATGCCCTGCTGGAGCGACCCCATGTCCGCCTCGGCGTTGAGGTTGGCGACCGACTCCAGCGCGAGCAGCCGCAGCTCGCTGAGGGTGCGCCCGTTGCCGTGCTCCTGCATCCATGCCTCGGCGCGCCGCCCGAGACCTGCGCCCTCGCCCGATAGGATGACGACCGGGTTGCCGGCGGCGGCTATGCGCATCGCCCAGTCGAGGGCGATGAACGACTTGAAGCTCGCGCGCGGCCCGGCGAGCACGGCGAGCACGTTGGCCTCGAGCACGTTGTGGATCAGCCAGGTGGCCTCGCGCCGCTCGGCGACGATGGCGCCGATGGTGCGCAGCGTGAGCCGGCGTCCCGTCGCGTTCGTGGCGCCCGGCGTCACCGCCGCAGCGTCCGGCTCAAGGCTGCGGACCATGCCGCGCGCCTCGGGAACGTCGGCGTAGTCTGGGGCCGGCTCATCGCGCGGCGGCGGCCCGAGCCGCACGGCCTCGGAGACCGGCACCCAGCCGCCCGCCTTCGCGGCGTTGAACACGCTGCCGAGGGTGACGCCGCCGCCACGGTCGAGGTGGAACGACTGCCACCGGTACTCGATGTCGGCGCGCCCGGCGTAGGAGGCCGGGAGTTCGCCGGTGATGCCACCACAGGACCACGAGTCCCAGAGTTCGAGGCCGTCGTCGGCGCCGCCGGAGGCGTGGTGCAGCGCCATGCCGACCATCAGCCAGGCGTCGTATCCGGTCGGGTCGATGTAGGCGAGCGCTTCGGTGAGCCGCGGCAGGTCGCGCTGGAAGTCTTGGCTGGTGCCGGGCTTAGGCGGCAGTTTCTTGGCGACCTCGGCGGGGAGCTCGAGGTCCATGCGGCGCTCGTCGATGAGCCCGGCGGGGAGCGGCTGGATGTCGCCCACCGGCCCCTGCTGCCCGAAGTGCAGCGGCCACCATACGATGTACCCGCCCTCGGCGCGGATGTCGAGCCCGTCGCGTCGCACCTTGCCGAGCGTGACGGAGACGCCGCCCCGGATCTTGACGCCGGGCGGCAGGCTGAAGAGGTAGTGCCGGCCGCCGCTACCGCCGCCGGTCTGGTGTACCCGGGTGGAGATGAGCACGTCTTGGTGTTCAGCAATCCAGTCCTGCGCGGCCTGCCCGGCTGACTTGTGGTCGTAGTCCACGGCCACGATGCGCGTGGTAGAGCCGGTCGGGACACCGACGAGGGCGTCTGGGCGCTCGCTCCACCAGCGCCTGATCTGGGCCTCGTCTTGCGTCGCGGCCTTAAAGCCGTTGGAGGTGAGGGGCGACTTGGCGCGCAGCGTGCGGCCGCCCTGGTCGGCCTCGTCGCGCCGCCGGCACGGGAACACGGGGACGCGCTTGGCGAGCTCGAGGACGCGCTCGACGGGCACGACGGCGGTGAGGTCTGGCTTGGTCATATTCCACACATTCCTTCACATTCGTTGTTGAAGAGGTCAGTCTGCCCGTGGTCGGCAGCAGTAGATAAATCTACTTGGTCGAGCGGAACGCGGTCACGGTGCATAAATTGTTTTGATTGAAAGTCTCCGCGAGGCTCACGAATTAATTTGTCAATCATTACAGCATCTGCCCACGCTTCTGGGTCGGATTTGATAGACCGCCACTCATCGTTATTGTGGAATGGGCAACCAATGCAAGACGATTTTGGCGGCAATGGATAGCCTTTTCGCTCCATCCATGACAAACAATCGTGCCGCGCCATGCCTTTATCAATCAACGGCCACACATGAACTAACCATGATTGCCATGAAGGTTTCATTCTAAAAATCTCGTCCATCGATATGCCCATATACAATTGGCAAGCATTTTTTGGTATTCGTTGCCGAGATTTGTACCCAAGCAATTCGCGTAGTTTTTTATGCACCGGTTTAATTTTATATTCGCTAGTACATTGCCGTTTGTTCATGGCGGTTTCGCCGTTTGGCTTGAGCAAATGCCACGGAACAGAGCGGAAAGTTTGCCCTGTTGAATTTACGCCAGACATAATGTCATTTCGGATACTGCCCTGCATTACTCGGTAAACCGGAAACGGATACGGGCAGCGTTGAATTTCTGCGTCAAGCCAGTCGAGCCATTCGTAAACTTTGCGCGGTTCCCAACCGGTGTCGGCAAAAATCGCGGAATCTACCGGCTCCAGCTCGCCGTTGGCGATCATAAGGGCCAGGGTGCTTGACTGAACGCCGGCGCCAAGGGAGAGAAAGCGCTTCACGGGTAGAGATCCGGTCGGAGGGCCTTCCTAGATACACCGGTCGCTGCCTCTACCGCAAGCACCCGCAGCGCCGGGACGCTGCCGCGCGCGCACCACTTCTGGACGGCCTGTGGCCTGATCCGCAGGACTCTGGCAAGGGCTGACTGGCCCCCGGCTTTGTCCACGGCGTAGATGATGGCCGCGTGTTGCGGCGTGACTTTCCTGCTCATGTTGACATGGTACAACCTTCGGTATAGGGCGCGGAAGGGGGGATGAAAATATTTTACACCGGGGGGTTGTAATCCGTTTTCGGCTGTGCCACTATCCTTTCCACGGGCGGCGATTGTGCCGCACCGGAAGTGTTCGAAGGAGGTCTTTATGTCCGTCTCTCTCTCGCAGTTTTCCTGGGTTAAGGGTCCGGCCGTCACGGCGGTCGAGTTCCACGGCGATGTCGCGGTTCTCACGCACACTGGCGGCGGCGCGTTCAGCATCGTGCGCGGCACCGACTATCTCGGTTGCTGCCCGACTATCCGCCACGCTCGCCGCTACGCCAAGAAGGTGTCGGCATGAGCGCCTTCGACATCTTCTACGTCACCGTGGTGACGCTTGGCATGGCGGCCTTCTTCCTCGGCATCGTTGCCTGGATGCTCACCCGTCCGGCGCCGTGGCCGTGCCTGCGCGACCGTCGCGAGCGGTTGCCGGAGCCGAACTGCCGCGCCAAAGTGGTGCGGCCTTGGGGGGTGGGACCGTGAGCGCGCTCACGCTCAAAAAGACCTGCATCGTTTGCGAGAACGAACTGCCTTGTGGCGAGTTCCGAAAGGTCGGCCGCGGTTATAGCAAGACCTGCAGGACCTGCGAGAGCGACGAGCAACCGGCCACGGAACCGGCCACGAAACCTGATCCGCTGCTTGCCATCAGCCCCGGCTTTGAGCTGCGGGTGTGGGTGGATGGTGACGGCGACCTGGTGATTGCGCAGGAGCGCGAGGGGGTCGAGTCGCGCGTGTACCTCGCGCCGCATCAGGTGCCGCAGCTCGCCCAGTTCCTCAACCCCGTCAAGGAGGCCACGCCGTGAGCGCCCCCATCGATCGGTTTTACCAGAACCTGCACTTGGCGACGGGCATCGAGCCGGCGCGGTCCGAGCAGGCCGAGGAGGAGGCGCCGTCCTTCCCGTGGGTGCACCTCAAGGGGGTGACGGTCGGCGAGCTTGCGCACGCGCTGCGGTTCTCCGGCCTGACGATTTCCAACACGCTCTTGGGTCTTGAGATCCGAAGGGTAGATTCCAGCAACCAGAAGGAGATGAAGCGATGAGTCTGTATGTCAGCGCCGCCTCGGGCGGCAACTTCGAGCCCCGCAAGCCCATCGAGGCGGGTGCGTATGCGGCCGTGTGCGACATGGTGGTGGACGTCGGCGTCCAGCCGTCCCCGGGCGGCCAGTTCGCGCCGAAGCGCACCGTCGTGCTGCGGTTCCAGATCCCGGAGATCCGGGTCGAGATCACGAAGGACGGCGAGACGAAGAGCCTGCCGGCGGTCATCAGCCGCACGGTGGGTCTGAGCCTCAACGAGAAGTCCACGCTCTACGCGCTGCTGACCTCGTGGCGCGGGAAGGCGTTCACGCCGGAGGAGCTCAAGAAGTTCGATTTGGGCAAGATTGCCGGGAAGCCGGCTTTCATCAACGTGACGCACTCGGTGAAGGGCGACCGGACGTATGCCAACCTCACGTCCATCATGCCGCTGCCGAAGGCGATCCCGGCGCCGGCGCTCGAGGGCGAGTCGCTGGTGTACTCGACCGACGCGCCGGACGGGGTGATCTTCGACAAGCTCCCAGGGTGGATGCAGGACAAGATCGCCGCGCGCATCGTGGACGCGCCGAAGGCGGCCCCGAAGCCTGCCGCGGCGCCTGCCGTGCCGGCGTCGGACTTCGCCGACGACGACCTGAGCTTCTGACCATGCCCACCCCGAGACAGGGTTACAAGGCAGCCGACGGGAAGAAGATCCCGTCGGTCACCACGGTCCTCAAGATCAAGGACCCCGGGGCGCTCATCAACTGGGCGTACAAGCAGGGCCGCGAGCACGGGCTGCTGGAGGGGCAGGGCAAGGACGCGCCGGGCGGTCTGTACGAGGGGAACGACATCCTCGCCATCGGCACCTGCGTCCACGCCATGTGCGAGGCGTGGGTGAAGGGCGGGAACCCGACGGAGGTGCTCGAGCAGAGCATCGCCGCCGAGACCGTCACCGACCCGGTGTCGTTCCGCGCGCGCGCATCGTCGGCCTACTCGGCCTTTGAGTTCTGGTGCAAGGGCACGCAGCTTGAAATCATCGACTGCGAGGTGAAGGTGATATCCGAGGCGCACCGGTACGGTGGCACCCTGGACTTCATCGGCAGGCTCGACGGCAAGCTCGTGCTCGGGGACTTCAAGACCTCGAACTCGGTCTGGCCGGAGATGCTGTGCCAGTTGGCGGCCTACGCCAAGGCGTACGAGGAGACGACCGGGAACCGGATCGACGGCGGGTACCACCTGCTGCGGTTCAGCAAGGAGAACGGTGACTTCGGCCACCACTTTTACCCGTCCCTGGACGATGATGCCTGGCCGGCCTTCCTGCACCTGCGGGCGCTGCACGATCTGAACGAGAAGCTCAAGAAGCGCGCGGCGTAGGACCATCCCCCCTCGAGTCTGGCGAGAACATTCCCCGGAGCCCGGCCCCGTCCAGACAGCCGGTACCTTATGACGCTACACACACACGCCGGCCCGCTGCCCGCGCATCAGTATGTCTGGATCGACGCGGATGCCATCGGCAAGCACGAGCCGCTGCGCGCGGTCTGGTTCGGGTTGACCTCGTGGCCCGGCCGCGCGTTCGGCTGCCATGTGCTGCTCGAGTGTGGCGCGGTCTACCGCAACGTGCCGCTGCATCAGCTCGCCGCGGTCAAGGACGCCCCGCCCTGGGAGCCGTGGCAGGCCGCGACCTGGGACGCCTACGGGTGGCAGTTCACGACCCTCGAATATCCGTACCTCTCCTCCATGAATGCGAGGGTGCGGCTGCAGGACGGCGCCGAGCACGCCGGCATGTACCTCTTCACCTTGGCGCCGGTCGGCGATGCGTTCAGCGCCTCGCCGGCGCAGAGCAAGGAGTTCTACTTCCTGCAGCTCGACAACGGCCGATTCACGGCGCAGCCCACCAACCAAGTGCTGATAGACGATCGCAGCTGGGTGGACGAGCTCAAGTGGCCGACGTTCCTTAAGCGCCAGCGCGACTGGCACAGCGCGGAGGACCGGGAATGACCATCGAGCTCGACGACTGGGACCGCGACTGGCTCGCGCGCGCGCACTCGGAATCAGAGTACCGGGCGAAGTGTAAGGAACTGATGGAGCGCTGCGCCGAGTACGGTGCCGAGCTCGAGCAGCTGCGCGGGCAGCGTGCCGGGTGCGGCTACCCCGACTGCCTCATCGACAACCGCTGCGCCCGGATGTGGGCGGGCGAGTGTGCGGGACCGAAACAACAGGAGGGGCAGCGATGAGCAAGATTAACGACGGTGGCCCGGCGTTTCCAAGCACGATTCAATATTTTCCAGACGACAAGAACGCGAACGAAGAGCAAGGCATGACCCTGCGCGATTGGTTCGCGGGGCAGGCGTTGGCGGGGTTGGCATCGTATGTGACCAAAGGCGCAACTTTTGACGACATTGCCAAGGACGCCTATGCCATAGCCGACGCCATGATCAAGGCGCGGGAGGTGAAGCCGTGACCACGCAACCCGAAGCGAAGCAGGTGCCGTTGGTTGAGCGGCTTGAGTCTGTCCCCGTCGATGCGCGATTGGCTGTCGATGATGGCCCGTACAGCACTTCGTATTATCCGGTCGGCGCGATGGCACACGAAGCCGCCGCCGAACTGCGCCGCCTGCATGCGGAGGTCGAGGCGTTGAAACTGGAGAACAACAATCTGCGATGGCTTTCGATGCGGATGACACCGGCCAAAGCAGAGGAGGTGAAGCCGTGAGCCACATCACCCTGCCCCGCGCTGTGGGGCTGCACATCCGAAACTCGTTGCGTGGAATCGTCAATGCTTCGGACGATGATTGCGGCGAGGAAAAATGCCGGGAGTGCGCCCCGGTGCGCGTGATGCGTGAAGCCCTCGCCGCCCTCGCCGCCGCGCTCGCGGAGCCGGAGCCAACCGTCAAGGATTCCTTGACTGTTGACGCCAAGCCGGAGCCGGTGGCCCATGTAGAGAACGGGGTGTTGGTTCGCAGCGCGTTGCCGAAGGGGTACACCGGGCCGCTCTACGCCGCCCCACCGCAGCCGGACGCCATCGCCCGAGCGGTCGAGGCCGAGCGGGAGGCGTGTGCGAAGGTGTGTGATGACTTGGTGTTGGCGCATCCCGGTCGTGCCGACTTGACCGCTGACCAATGCGCCGAGGCTATTCGCGCGAGGGGGGCGCAAATGAGTGACGCGATTAATCCCGATCGCTACAAGCAGGGCGATAAGGATTGCATCGACGCGATTAATCCTAATCACTACAAGCAGGGCGACAAGGAAGGCATCGACGCACTTCGCGCCGCTTTGTGGAACGGCATCCGTGCGAGGGGGAGCAAATGAGCCTCGCCCTGCTGACCGAGGTCCGCGACGCCCTGCGGCGGCTCGACCCCGCCTGGTGCGCCGTCAACGGTAAGGAGCAGATCGGCGACGAGGAGCTTGACGAGCTCATCGCGCGCGTCGAGGATGCCGTGGAGGATGGTGATGGAACGCCCGCCTGACTTTGACGCCTTCTTTCGGCTGCTGCGCGACGCGATCATCGCGGCGATCGGCATCCTGCTGTTCTGCGCGCTTCTTGTGGAGGTGATGACATGAGCGACCCCATTAACCCGGCCCATTACAGGGCCGGCGAGATCGAGTGCATCGACGCCATCGAGGCGCAGCTCTCGCCGGCGGAGTTTCGCGGATACCTGCGCGGCCAGGTGGCCAAGTACAACTGGCGACTGGGGCTGAAGGATTCCGTGGAGCAGGACGCCAAGAAGATGCTCTGGTACGCCTCGATGCTGGCCGGCGTGGACCCGAGAAAGCGTTAGACCGCCTCTCCCCGGAACCACGCCTCCCCTCCATCGACCACCACGATCTCGGGCGGCAGGAGCCGACCCTCGCGGAACGTGAGCACCGCGAAGCCCGACGCCCAGTTGAGCGGGCCCGCCTCGACGTAGGTGAACTGCGGGCCGCCGACGTCGGCCATCGTGCCGGTGTCTACGCCGTATCTACGGCCGCGGTAGTCCGCCCAGGGCGTGACCTTGAGCTGGTGCAGGTGGCCGTGGACGTAGCTCACGCCGGCCTTGAGGGTCGAGTTTATGGCCGCGTGCAGCCCGCCGCCGACCGGGCGGTGCCGGATGCAGACCCAGCCGTCGGTCTTGGCGTTGAGGTGCAGCGCCCAACCGGCGCGCCACTTGGGCAGGAAGTCGAGCAGCGTCGAGCCCGGCATCCCCTCGACCTCGGAGACGCGGCCGGAGAGGTAGTTCTCGAAACGTGCGTCATGGTTACCAATCGTGCGCACGAGCTTGGCCTTGCCCGCCGCTCGCTCAATCTCGGCGCACCGATCCTGCACGGCGTGGATCTCGTCCTTCAGCTGCGGCTGCTGCTCCCACATGATCCGCGGGTGGCGCGAGATGCGCGCGCCGTCGAGGATGTCGCCGTTGAGCACGATCATGGCGGGCTTGAGCGCCTTGGCGAGACGGCAGAAGGCCTCATGCGCGACGGTGACGATGCCGGGCCAGTAGTGGCAATCGGAGGCCACGAGCACCACGCCGTCGGTGATGGTGTCGTGCATCTCGCCCTCGTACTTCTCGGCGCGTTCTGCGGCGAGGGCGTTGGCGCGGCGTCCGGCGAGGCTCTGCTCTCCCGTGCCGCGGATCGGGTTGATTGCCTCGAGCGCCATGCCGTATTTCGCCTCCATCGACCGGCGGCGGCTATAGACGCTGCGCAGTCCGATGTTGAGCGCCTTGGAGACGAGCGTGGCCTTCTTGAGCCGCCGCCAGGCGGCGATGAACTCCTGATCCGATGCGGTCAGCGGCACGGCTTGGCTCCAGAGTCGAAGGTCGTCAGGGACTGATGGAGCAGGCTCGCCAGGTTATCCACGAACACCTCGTCGTGTGACAGGGGATGGTTCATCTCGTCGAGCAGCGCGTGCGCCCACTCGTGGCAGAAGGTCTGCTGCAGCTCGGTGTCCCCCTGATCGCCGCGCAGGTCGATGCGGTGACAGGTCGGGTCGTACATCCCGACGGTGTTCATCGAGTGTGGCCA